CTAACGTTATCACGGGTATGCTTGTCCCCGCAGGTTCTACCACCGTGTATGACCAAATCTTGGGCAAGAATGCCAAGCGTCCTTTCCTCCACGTTCGTTACCGTGCTTCTGAAACTGAAGACCGTCGTTACAAGACTTGGATTACGGGTTCCGCAGGTGGTGCTGCCACGAGCGACCTCGATGCTATGGAGGTGAACTTCCTCTCCGAGCGTTGCGTGTGCACCTTGGGAGCAAACAACTTCTTCTTGTTCCGCGAAGGAATCTAATGAAGACTTTTGAATTGTGACATCAACGGCAGGGTGTGTTCGCGCACACTCTGCCAATTTTTAACTCTAAATTTTATCATATGAAATCAACATCAGCACATTCTAAGCCTACCGATAAGATATACAGGCTCAGAAATAAGCGTTCACCTCTTTCATATACGATTGCCACAAGGAACACACGTTCCTTCCCACTGATGTGGTATGATGAAGAGCGCAATGTCAATAGGGCATTGAGGTATGCGCGGAACCAAAAATCACCATTCGAAGACGAACAGGATGGGAATGCCATCATTGAACCAATCGTATTTGAGAATGGGTTTTTGTTTGTACCCAAAAACAATCCTGTATTGCAGTCATTCTTGTATTACCATCCACAGAATGGAGTTTTGTTCGAGGAGGTAAATGAAGAGCGTGATGCAGAGAAGGTTCTTCAGATTCTTGCAATTGAAGTTGACGCATTGAGCCGTGCACGTGAACTTACTATTGACCAATTGGAAACCATTGGTCGTGTGTTGTTCAATAAGGATACCACGAGGATAACAACGGCAGAACTGAAGCGTGATATTTATATCTATGCTCGTAATTATCCACGCGAGTTTTTGGAATCATTGGATGACCCAATGCTTGCATTGCGTTCCGAGATTCATGTGTTCTTCGACAAGGGATTGCTTACGTTCAGAAACAATAATAAAGAGGTTTGGTATAACACTCCGACCAACAAAAAGAAAATGCTCGTTGTCCCCTATGGGGAAGACCCACACCTTCTTGTCTCAATGTTCCTGAAGTCTGATGAGGGAATTGAGTCGCTGAAGATGTTGAAGTTCCATCTTGAAAAGAGTGAGTGATTGACTTTTTTTGCGATTTGAGGGGTTAGAGATAACCCCTCTTTTTTTTTATTATCTTTGTCAAAAATGCACCGGGATGATAAACTCAGTTCGTAATACTGTACTGTCAGTTCTTAACAAGAACAACTACGGATACATATCTCCATCTGATTTCAACTTGTTTGCAAAGCAAGCGCAGTTGGAAATTTTTGACAATTATATGGCTAAGTATAACCAAGCCATAAACATGGAGAATGGTCTCTCTTCGAGATTCGGAACTCGTGAATCAGGTGTTGATTATGCCAATCTAAGGAAGTCTGTTGAAGAAGCAATTGACGTATTTTCTGTTACTAAGTTCCTTCAGCATAATGCAGGTAATACTTTCTACTTGCCAAGTATGCTCACGACTAATGATGACTACTACCTCATCAACAAGGTTTTATGCTACACTACGCTTCTTGCAAGCGGTAATACATCAAATACTGTCCTGAACGCACTGTTTGACTCCACTGCTTCATTTATTTCCGATGGCATTGCATTTGGTGATATCGTTGTGAATATGTCGACAGGCTTACAGGCTACAGTGGTATCTGTTATATCGAACGATACACTGTTGCTCTCAAGCGACATATTCCTTGCATTCCCTGAAGGTTACAGGGTCTACGACAGAAGTGTTGTGACTGAAGCCGAGAAGGTTACCCATGGCAAGATAACGATGCTGAATAACTCGCTTCTTACTAAACCAAACAATATATATCCTGCGTACACGCAAGAGTTTGAATTGATGTCTCTGTTTCCTGTCACAATCGACACACAAGGGCAGGTAGAGGCTCAGTATCTCAGATATCCAAAAGACCCAAAATGGACATATGTCACCATTCTTGGTGGTGAGCCATCTTTCGACCAATCTCAACCTGACTATCAGGATTTTGAATTGCCAATCGAAGATGAGGTTGCATTGGTGCAGAAGATTTTGCAATACGCAGGTGTTTCAATCAGAGAGATGGATATATATACCGTTTCAAAGACTGAAGAAAGGGAAGAATAATAAACGTAGCAACAGATGGCATACCTATCTCAGTTTGAATATTACAACAACCAAGACAATTGGGGGTCTTACCAATACGTTAGTCTTCAGGACATAGTCAACAACTTCATGTTGATGTATGCGGGGAACAGTTCCCTTGTCAACAATGAGGAAAGGTTCAAGGTATTGTTCCATGCAAAAAGGGCAATTCAGGAACTGAACTATGATGCCTTCAAAGAAGTGAAGGTATTGGAACTGAGCGTGTGCGATACGTTGCGTTTTGTGCTTCCACCTGACTTCGTGAATTGGGTAAGGATTTCGTTGTACAAGGATGGTTACCTGAGACCATTGAGTGAGAACATTCAGACTTTGTCATCGAATGCATATTTGCAGGACCAAAATTGCAATATCCTATTCGACCAAAATGGTAACATCCTTCAGCCTCAGTTTTCAACCATCGACTACGAGCGAATCAAGGGAACGAAGAAAAGCATATACTTGAACCCGGGTCACCAATTCAACAACCAAAGTGGATGGTGTGTGGATGGTGATTGGTATTTTGATTATGCCGTTGGTGCCCGTTATGGTCTGAACACAGAGACAGCCAATTTCAATCCTACGTTCAACATTGACAAGAAAGCAGGTGTAATCAACTTCAGTTCCGACATGGCAAATGAGTTGTGCATCCTTGAGTATATCTCAGACGGCATGGAGAACGGTGACGATTCACGTGTATCCGTCAACAAACTATTCGAGAAATACGTGTATGCATACATCGAGTATGAAATCCTGAACCATAAGATTGGCATTCAGGAGTATGTGGTTGCACGTGCAAGGAAAGAAAAGGCAGCACTGCTCAGGAACGCAAAGATTCGTATCAGTAACATACATCCGGGAAGGTTGCTGATGAACCTTCGTGGTCGTGACAAGTTCATAAAATAATATGGCAAACTTCTCAAGGAACTTTACATCGGGCAGGATGAACAAAGCGTTCGATGAACGTGTCATCCCGAATGGTGAATATATTGATGCCCTTAACTGTAGGTTGGGGTCTACTGAAGAGAGTGAGATTGGTTCCCTTGAGAATTCAAAGGGAAACATAAAACTGACCACGCTTCAGTACATCGATGGCACTCCGTTGAGTGCCAATGCAAGAGCAATCGGTGCATACGAGGACGGAGCCAATGAAACCATTTATTGGTTTGTACACGACCCTACCTTTACACTTGGTGCTACAGGGAAGTTGGACATGATTGTGTCCTACAACGTTCAGACAACTGTCCTGACATACCATGTTGTAAGTATTGACGATGGTAGCACAATCGACACAACTCTGAACTTCAATCCTCTGTACCTGATTACAGGTGTGAACCTTGTCGATTCAGATTCTGAAGGATTGTTATTTTGGACTGATGACTACAATCAGCCGAGGTTCATAAACATATCGAGGAACTATAATACTCCTGTTGCGTTTATTGACCAATTCTCTGCCGAGTCTTTGCTTGTCATCAAGAAGCCACCGATTGAAGCACCTACGATTTCATTCTTGACATCTTCAAACCAAGAAAACTTCTTGGAAGAGAGATTCATCTGTTTTGCATACAGGTATAAATATGCAGACAACGAATACTCTGCCACATCCCAATTCTCAGAACCTGCATTCATTCCAAAACCGTTCAATTTTGAAGTGAACAGTTTCTTGAACGAGGGCATGGTGAACATTTACAACTCTGTTCAAATATCTTTCAATACAGGTGGACCGCTTGTAGTTGGTATAGACTTGTTGTTCAAGGAAGCAGCGAACAATACAATCAAGGTAATCGAGAAACTTGATAAGGCTATACTTGGGTGGGGTAATAATACGATTCAGAACTATATATTCACTAACTCAAAGATTTTCACTGTATTGCCTGAAGCGGAGTTGCTGAGGTTATATGACAATGTCCCAAGGCTTGCAAAGGCTCAGACAGTCATGGGCAACAGGCTTGTGTATGGTAACTATGTCGAGGGTTATGACTTGATTGATAAGTTTGACAGTCCGTTGAGGCTAAC